CAATACAACCACATTTGAAGACAGTCAAGGCAATGTACTTGACGAAAGAATCAGCCTGAGCAAGGCATTTAAACCCAAGGCAGATAACTAATGGCCGTACAATTTTTTTACGATAATCAGATCAGGCGTTTTTTGCTACAGTTTATACGTCTGAACAGTAACTTTCAGGTTCAATTTGGCACCACAGATGCCGCAACTGGCAAACTGGCGTTACAGACTGTGCCCTGCTTCTACGGTGACCAAAGTAGACAGGCCGCACATATACTTAAAGGTATGAGTGAAAACTCAATGAGCACCGTGCCAGCGATGGCTGCTTATATCTCTGGACTACAGTATGATCGTGCAAGAGTACAAGAACCTTTTCATATCAGCAAGATGCAGATTCGACAAAGACGTATTGATCCAGACACCGGGTTGCCGACCAGCGAGCAAGGAGATGCGTTCACAGTTGAACGAATGATGCCTGTTCCATATCTGCTAACGCTTAAACTAGATGTGTGGACCTCTAATACCGAACAGAAACTACAGTTGATAGAACAAATTTGTACACTGTATAACCCTAGTCTCGAAATACAAAGCACAGATAACTACATCGACTGGACCAGTCTGAGCGCGGTACTGCTAACTGATGTTAACTGGGATTCAAGAACCGTACCAGTTGGTGCAGAGGAAGCTATCAGTATTGCTACCATGACGTTTGAATTACCAATTTGGATCAGCCCGCCAGCTAAACTAAAAAAGATGGGTGTGGTGCAAAAAGTTGTATCCAGTATGTGGGCTGGAGAACATGCAGGATTAAGAACAGCAGACGATTACTTAGATGCATTAGGAGACCCAGATCGATTGCTAACTCGCAGAACCTGGAACGTTATGCGCTACGGAATATTCTTCTCTGGGAATACATTGAAATTGCTCAAATACGACGAAATTGCAACACACCCAAGCACGTTAAACGATAAGACCATTAATGATATTAACGATCCAGAGTTTGATCTGTATCGATCCGGAAAGCCTGACTCGTGGTCTGCATTTATTACTCTATACGGAGTACTGCACAACGGCAGCAGTGAAATTCGACTAGAGCAGGCCAATGGCACCGAGATTGTGGGCACTATTGCGTTCCATCCAGTGGACGATACTTTGTTGTTGTTTGAGCCGTTTGTGGATACACTGCCAACCAACACCCTAAAACCAATCAATGCAATTATCGACCCTTTCAAGGTCAACGTAGATCAACTGTTAATTGATAAAATCACTGGTGCGTATAAAGTTGTTGCCGGTACACGTTTTTTGCTACTTAACCCAATCAACGAAACCGACAATACTGAATTTGCTAAAGCATGGACAGTTAATGGCTATACATTAGTGGCCAATGCCAACGACATCATTGAATTTGATGGCACACGATGGAAAGTAATATTTGATAGTCAAAATAATATCGACGAGCAGTATGTGACTAACTTAAATACAAATGTTCAGTATAACTGGAACGGAGAAACATGGATTCGAAGCTATGAAGGTGTGTATCGAGAGGGCAAATGGACGCTGATCCTATAGTAGGGTGTGGTGCGCTGATCTACAGCAAACAGTCTCACAGGTATATGTTCTTGTTACGAACACAAAAGCGTCATAAAAATTCCTGGGGATTAGTTGGTGGCGGTGTTGAAAAAAATGAATCTGTAATTGCTGCACTACGCAGAGAGATAGATGAAGAGATCAGCTTAGACCTAACCGAATCCAAAGTTATTCCACTAGAACAATTCACCAGCGAAGATCAACGATTTGTGTATCATACTTTTTTGATTCCTGTTGATGAAGAATTTATTCCTGTACTAAATCACGAACACAAAGGCTACTGCTGGGTGCCGTTGGATAACTATCCTAAGCCTTTGCATCCCGGTGTGTGGAGAACATTTAAATTTAGTGCAGTGGTAGAAAAAATACGCACTCTAGAAAAAGTATTATAGGTCTACTTCTAGTGCAAAATCACGCCAGGCAATTTGTTTAAAGTTGGATTTTGCAGACCATTCACCTGGGCAGTAGTACATAGCATTAGGCATAACTCTAATAAATTCTGTATCAGGATATGTGTCCATGATTGTGTTCAGAGTCTTGATCCAGAGCGTATCTGAGTAATCCTGATTCTTGGCATCATATGCATGTGTGCCTGCATAGATATTGTTGTTGTGGTTTGCGCCAGCATTGCCATCAAAGCCCAGCATGTAGACTTTTTCGTGCCCGTCAAAGCAAGCAAGATAAACTGCTAGAGCACCTGCATTATAGTGTAGGTCTTGTGGGATCAAATAAAACATACCAGGATAGCGAGCAACAATTTCAGCGTTCGCATAAACAATATGTTCAGCTGGATAATCAGTCTTTGAAATTTCTTCAGCTATTTCTGTTCCAGTGGCAACAAGAAACGTTGGCGTGTAATCTCTGTATAGTGCATTACATCCATAGGTTTGTAGTGCGCCAGACCCTAGTAGACCACCTCGATGATTTTTCAACAGATACAGTTCGTATTTTTCTCGTGTGCTGCCATTGCCAATCACAGCCGCACGTTTGGAAGTCTGCTGGTTGTCAATACGATTTGAAATGAATTCTTTTGCTGGGTTCCATTTGCCACTTTCCCAGGTCATGCTGGTTGTTATCTGCTCACCAGTGTAGTCTTTGCGGAACATTTGTTTTATTTTTTGCATGATGTATTTACCTTGTTAGAATCCAAAAACCACTGCAATGGAGTCAGCATAGCTTTTTGGAACAGCTGAATTTGCCTGATACGAAACATTTGCCAGTGTAACATCTCCAATTACTGAAAATGACCCTGTTTGTCTATTCCAGGCATTCTTGGCACTCACATACACATAGGTGATGCCGTTTACTGTAGCCTGTTGTCCATTTATTGGTGTTGTTGGAAATGCCATTGTTAGTCCTTATGCTCCGCGCACCATAGCGCCGTTAAACCAGGTGATAGCAGGGTTGTTTACTGCGGTAACAGTCATCGACCCTCCTGAAGTTTGTTGCACTTTGATTTCAAAATAATCAGTGGTTCCATTAGCGTACACTAATGCGCTGACCTGCATGGCAAAGAAGTTGGTGGCAATGGATGTGCCACTTTGATTTGTACCACGCTTGTGTTCGCTGGTGTTTTTGTAAAGCACAATCATTATTTCCCCTGTGCCACTGGAGCCATCTAGTCGAACTTCTGCATTTAGCTGATAGTAGCCTTCTACCGTAGGAGTAAAGCGCGAACTGGCAAAACATCCATCGGTGTCAAATTCTTCTACTTGGAATAAAACTTTTTGTTGGCTACCTGAAGTTATGGTCTGGAGTGTGGCATCAGCATAGGCGCCGAATGCAGGACCGTTGACAGCTTTCTTACCGCTAACTTGAATATTGCCGCTTACACTCAATGCACCTGCATCACTCAACGACATCAAGGTCACAGTATAGGCACTGTTGATGACTTCTATACCACCGGTGCTGTTCAAGCGGATTGTCTTGTTTGGGTTGGTAGCGCCGCTGGTGGTGTTAGTAGCCTTTAGGAAGTCAAACCAGCCAGTTCCACCCTGTGTGTCTTTGCCTGTGACTTGTATTGCGGAACCAACTGCAGAAGTTGGGTTGTAGGTTAGATTTATGTTGCCGGTTACGCCAACACCACCTTTGACCACTAATGCGCCTGATGTATTATTAGCTGACACCGTGGTCGAACTGACAATTACGTTACCAGTTACGTTGGCCACCGTGATTGCATCCAGCGTGGCATTGTTTCTGATCACGTAGTTTTCACTAGGATTGGCCCCGGCTAACCAAAGTTCATTACCTGCACGTTGAGCTAGAAAAGCCGAGTATTGTCCTGTTGCCGAGTTACTGTAATAAATTGTTGGCACGGCACGAGTATTACTACCAATGATGTGATTACCGGTACTGTACACATCACCAGTAACAGTTATATTGTTGGCAAATGTCGCATTTAACTTGTTGTCTAAGCGCAGAGCATAGGTTACAGCATTGGTAAATCCGCCTGTGTTTATCCAAAATTCTAATGCACGATCTGTGGTGCTATTGATCTGTGCATGCAATATGTTAGTATTGCCAAAGTTGATCAATCCTATATCACCTGATCCACCAATGGCTTCAAGATACGCAGTACCTGCAGAAGCCACCACACTAACTGCTCGCCCTGGCCCAAGTGAATTGTAATAGTTTGTGTTGCCGCCCACACCAATGTTGCCACTGGTATACACATTGCCAGCAATACCGGCACCACCTTTGACTACCAGTGCACCTGTTGTGGTATTAGTACTTGTGGTTGTTGTGCCAATCACCACGTTTCCGGTGGTATCAATCACAACATGGTCTGTGGATGAGCTGTATCGTATGATATAGCGTTCGGTCATGTCAGCACCATAATACCAAAGATCTGAGCCAGCACGTCGAACCTGCACACCACTGTATAGATTTATTGCGGTGTTGAGAATGTATCTAGCCGAGCCGTCGCGAGTGTTGTTACCAATGGTGATTTGTCCACGATTGCCTGTGACTGCTATTCCACCGTTTTGGTTGCTGCTGCCGTCTACAAATAAGTTTCCGTTGATGCCAACTCCGCCTGTCACACGCAAGGCTCCTGTGCTGATACTGATGCTATCATTGCCTACCACGTATATATTTGCGGCCTGTATGTTGCCAGTGTGTGTTGGTAGATACTGTGAAACATTTACGTTGGCATAGCTGTTTACACCGAAAGAACTAAAGATACTGGCACCGTTGTTACTGAACACAAAGTTATTGGCATACACTGTGCTGCCAATGGATCCATTTACTCCTGTTCCGGATAATATTATATTTCCAGCTGTGATGTTAGCAGAAGCACTGACATTGTTTGCACTCACTGTGTTGAATGCTTGATTAGATAGATTGGCATTGGCCTGGATAGCCAGGCTACTGATGTCTACCCAGAATCCATACACACCGTCAGATGTTTGCCATTCGTATAATATGTCAGATGTTGTATCGTACCATTGGTCACCGTAGTTGGAATTGATTGGAGCAGAAGCAGATGTGGTATAGTTAATACCTGAACGAAATACTGCACTGTTACCGCTCCATTTTAGATCACCGGCTGTATAAAAAGTAGAAGCGTATATATTTTTATTTGATGTCCATGCATCTGTTGATGCAACATAGTTAAACGTTGCTCCTGCACCATCCACTGTGATACCTGCACCGTCGGCGGCCGCAGCACTG